CGTTCCTTGTCCCGACTGTGGACATCATCAAGTTCTGAAGTTTGAAAACTTTAGATGGGAGGACAACGAGCCAGATACAACTAGATATGCTTGTGAAAAGTGTGGCGTGTTAATTCCAGATAGTAAAAAACGATGGATGGTTGAACGTGGTGAGTGGAGGAAAACAGGAGAAGGTAATGGTCGTCATGCTGGTTTTCATATCTGGGCTGCTTATAGTTATTCACCTAATGCGTCATGGCCCCAGCTAGTAGAGGAATGGTTGGATTGTCAGGGTGATATTGAACAGATAAAAACTTTTAAAAATACAATTCAAGGTGAATTATTTGATGACGAGTTTGAAAGGAAAGTAGGAGCGAGTGCGTTAATGGAGCGAGCTTCAAAAGCTACATATAAAAGAGGAGTCCCACCTAGAGATGTTGTTTTGTTGGTAATGGGATGTGACTGCCAAGATGATCGCCTTAGTTTGTCGGTCTGGGGAGCCGCTCCACCAAAGGAGTCTGATAAGAATGATCGACCCGAACAGCTTTATTTAATTGACCGTCAAGTGCTTTATGGGAACCCAGGTCGTCAAGACGTATGGGATCAATTAGATGAGGTCATAACAACTCCCTATGTAAATGAAGATGGCAATAAAATCAAGATTGAAGCAACTGCCATAGATAGTGGAGGCCATTTCACAGAGGAGGTCTACCGCTTCTGCAAAAACAGAGTTGCTTTAGGTGTTGTTCCTATTAAGGGTGTTGATAAATTGAAAGGTGATGTGATGATCGGCAAGCCTAACAAAGTTGAATTTGGATCTAGGGGAAATGCTTTAAAATCAAGCATTAAGTTATATAGCATTGGTGTTAATAAAGTAAAAACCTACATTTATAGACGTTTAAGAGATGCAGAAATTGATGATGGATACTTACATTTCTATCCAACGATCACTGAAGATTACTTTGACGAATTAACGGCTGAGAAGGAAATTAGGAAGTATAAAGCTGGCAGAATCTATGACCGAGTATGGACTTTAAAATCAGGAAGAAGAAATGAGGCTTGGGATGAGCTTATTTATGCTTATTCGTGCTTATTAAGGCTTTATCAGGTCTTCCCGATCTATAAAAGACGCTTAATGTGGGATAAATACGCTAAAAGACTCTTAAATAACGACCAAAAAACGACGAAAAAGGGAGTATCATCTAAAAATACCGCTAATCGGCGGTCTTATATCAACTCTTGGTAGATATCTATTGTGACAATCCCTCTTGTTTTTACAGCAGGTGACACCGTTCGATGGCGTGATGATCCTGGTGTTAATTGGCTCAATCAGCCTGTCTCTAATACAGATTATACCTTTAAATATTATTTACGTTCATTATCTGGCTCATTAATTGTTAGTGGTACAAATTATGGTCTTGGATGGGAATTTGTTATTAGTTCAACTGATTCTGCAACTTTAAGTGCAGGTATTTGGACGTTTCATGGTGTTGCGTCTAAAGCTGGTGGTGATGATGTCACATTACAAAAAGGAAGACTCAAGATAGAAGCTTCATTGGTTTACACAGGAACAACACCAGTCAGATTTGATAGTAGAACGACAGCAGAAATAGATCTAGAGAATGTCAAGGAAGCCATTAGACAGATTGTTATTAATAAGGCGGCTGAATACACAATTGGAGATAGAACTTTTAAATATATAGATTTAGGCGAATTAAGAAGGCTTCAATCGCAATTAAAAGCTGAAGTTGTCAGGGAGCAAAAAGCAGACATGATCGCAAGCGGGAAAGGCGATCCACATAAGTATTTCGTTCGCTTCTAAGGGGAAACTATGGGATTAATTAACGCTGTTAAAGGTCTTTTTACTTCTGAGACTCTTGTTCCAGAAGCATCTAAAGAGCCAATGATCACAACTGTTGTTCCAAAGCAACGGTTGTTTACTGGAGCACAACAAAGTCGATTAACTTCAAACTGGGTTGCTAGTGCTGCATCTGCTGATGCTGAATTAAAAGGAGCGATCAAAAAGTTGCGTGAAAGATCAAGAGATTTAGTGCGTAATAATCCACATGCAAAAAATGCAGTTAGAACAATTTGTTCAAATGTGATTGGACCTAATGGAATTAAATTACAATCACAGATCCGTAAGCAAAGGAGTGGTGGAAAGTTAGATCAAAAGGTAAATGACTCTATTGAGATGGCATGGAGAGAATGGGGGCACTATGACTCATGCCATACAGCAGGGAGACTATGTTTTCAAGATATAGAAAGATTATGTCTTAGTAGCCTTATAGAAAGCGGTGAAGTTTTTATTCGTATTGTTAAAAAAACTTTTGGAAGATCAAAAGTTCCATTTGCCTTAGAAATATATGAAGCTGATCAGTTAGATGATGACTACACAGGTCAAAGCACTGTTAAAGATAACAAGTGGAGAATGGGAGTTGAGCTTGATGAGTGGGGTAGGGCAAAAACTTATGCGTTTTTAACTGAGCATCCTGGCGACACTCCATTTCCTATTCAGGAAAACATGAAGCGTCACATGCTATTACCAGCAGATGAAGTAATTCATTTGTATGTAACAGAAAGACCAGGACAGACAAGGGGTGTTCCTTGGATGGCAACAGCTATTCAGCCATTACATCATTTGTCGGGCTTTCAGGAAAGTTCACTAATCCGAGCCAGGGCTTCTAGTGCGTTGATGGGATTTATTACCTCTCCAGAGGGAGAATTAGACCCTGGTGGTGAGGTCTATGAAGGTGATCGTGTATCAGAATTTAGTCCTGGTCAATGGAATTACCTTGGGGCGGGGCAAAATGTCACCATTCCAGACATGGATTCTCCTAGTGGTGAATTTGAACCATTTATGAGAGCAATGCTTAGATCTATGGCATCTGGAATAGGTGTAAGTTATGAAAGTTTAAGTCGTGACTATTCAACCAGCAACTACAGTTCCAGCCGTCTTGCATTGTTAGAAGATAGAGCACAATTCAGAACAATTCAAAATTATTTAATTGAAAACTTTCATACCAGAGTGTTTGATACTTTTCTAGATATGGCTGTTTTATCTGGAAGATTAAATTTACCTACTTTTGATACAGAGACAGAAAGATATAAGCGTGTCAAATTTATACCTCGCTCATTCGAGTGGATAGATCCAATTAAAGAGTGTCAAGCTAATAAGGAAGCTGTGAAGGCAGGTTTCAAGACACAAACACAAGTGTTAATGGAGCAAGGTCACGATTTGGATGAGGTGTTAACTGAAAGAAAGAGAGAAGTAGAACAAGCGAAAGAATTGGGGTTAACTTTTGATACCGACGCAGAGATTGACGTTAAGAAGGAATTATCTACTAAAGTGAGTGGAAACAATGACTCTGAATCAAATGGAGGCGAAACGTGATTTAGAGGGAAAGACCTTATTACGTGATTTTACTGGGTTACTTGAATCAAGGAACCTCAATGAAGAAGAACGTACTATTGAGTTTCCCTTTAGTTCTGAAACCCCAGTAGACAGAGGCTTCTTAGGTAAAGAAATCTTAGATCACCGAGAGGGATCAATAGATTTTAGTCGTCTAAATGCTGCTGCTCCACTACTCTTCAACCACAACGTAGATGTTGTTCTCGGTGTAGTTGAACGTGGTTGGTTGGACAAGGGTAAGAAGCGGGGTATGGCTAAAGTTCGCTTTGCCAGCAACCAAGCTGGACAAGAAGCTTTTGATCTTGTCAAAGAAGGTGTCTACAGAAACGTGTCGTTTGGATACAGCTGTGACAAAACTAAGGAGTTAGGCGATGGTAGCTACCTAGTCGAACGCTTTACGCCAGCCGAATTAAGCCTTGTAAGTTGCCCTGCTGATTTTTCTGTAGGCATATCAAGAGCCAAAGAAGACCAATCTGTAGCCAAAACCGTTACTATTACGCAACAACAACCTACAATTATAGATAACGAGAGAGCTACGGCTCCTTCTGAAGCGGCATCTGTCGCAAGTCCACCTACATCCACTTCTAAGATGACCGAAAGTCTTGATTTAGATCAGGTGCGTTCTAAGGCCGCTTCTGAGGCCCAAAAAGAAGAACGCTCCAGAATTGCAAACATTACTGCACTATGCAGAAAGCATAACTTTGAAGAGTTAGGCGTTCAGCTTGTAGAGAACGGTAGTTCCATAGACGATGCGAGAGCAGCCGTTTTAGACACTATTGGTAAGAAGCCAGTTGAAACTGTTGCTCCTGTAGAACTCAACCAGAAAGAGCGTACTGAGTACAGCATTACTGCTGGTATTCGTGCAGCTTTAACAGGTGACTGGTCATCTAAAGATGCTGGTTTTGTTAGAGAATTATCTCAAGAAGTTGAGCGTTCTGGTGTTAAGAGAACAACAGAAAAAGGATTCCTTGTTCCTTATGCAGCACTAGAGAAACGTGCTACTTATGTCACGTCTGGAGCTACAACTGGGGGCAACCTTGTTGAGACAGAATTGAAGGCTGAAGACTTCATCGAGAGTTTGAAAAATAACACTCTGATGCTTCAGATGGGTGTCGGAACATTGCCTGGATTAGTAGGTAATGTCGATATCCCTAGACGTTCTGGAAACTCAACCGGTTATTGGTTGGCGAATCAGACAACGGCTATAACCCAGTCAGAGAGTACGTTTGATCAAATCAGCTTATCTCCAAAGTCCTATGGAGTACTTTCTAAGTATTCTAGACAGACTCTTTTACAGGCAACTCCTGGTATCGAAAGTCTGGTGAGAAGCGACCTTGTGTCGACTGTCAATCTTGGCGTAGACATGGCTATTCTTAATGGCTCTGGTTCTTCAGGTCAGCCAACAGGAATACTTCAGACTTCTGGAATAGGATCTGTAGCTGGTGGAACTAATGGTCTTGCTATTAGCCTAGAAAACCTCATTAATCTTGAGGAAGAAGTTCTAATAGACAACGCTGGTGGAAATAACATGGGTTATGTGACAAATGCGAAAGTTTTGTCAGAACTCAAAAAGCTCCGTGCGGGAGGATCTGCAACTGGTGATGGTGCTTTCTTATGGAACACTGATCTATCAGCTAGAGGTCGTGGTTCAACTCCTGGTGTCATTAATGGCTACCAAATCGGAATCTCTAACCAAGT